GTGAATGTGGCGCGGCCGACCGGGCCGATGGCGATTGAGAACATCGGGTTTCAGGACACCAGTGTCAGTCCGACACTGGAGTACCAGCTCGGTCCCGTCCTGACGGTCGATGCCTATGCCGCGATTGCCCAGAAGGCCCTGACGTCGGTCTATCCGCAAAACTGGTATTACGACCCGACGTTTACGAGCGGCTTCGGCACGCTCTATCCCTACCCCGTGCCCACAAGTGCGACCCTGGAGGGCGTCATTTACACGCAGTCTCCCGTCGCAGAATTTGACGCCATCACCGACACGATTGCGCTCCCCCCTGGCTATCGACGGTTCCTCCGTACCGGCCTGGCGATGGAGTTGTCCTCGGCATTTGACGCGGGCCTCTCGCCCGCGTTGCAGCTCGCGGCCGTTGAAAGTAAGGCGGACGTGAAACGCGCCAATATGCGGCTGCGCGACCTGGGCTGTGGCACGGCGGGCGTGCTCTTCGGGCGCGCGGGCAATATTTACAACATTTATTCGGACACCTAATGCTGTATCCCGGCTTCATTTCTGGCTCCTACGAGCTACAAAGTCCGTTGGCGGACATGGAGCGGACGGTCAACTGGTATCCCGAGCAAATTGCGAGTGCGGCCATCCCCTGGGGCGCGGCGCTCTTTCCGACGCCGGGGCAAGACGAGTTTCTGACGGTTGGCACGGTGAATACCCGCGCGTTGTTTTCGATGAATGGGCGCGTCCATGCGGTCGTGGGCGGCACGCTGTATGAGATTTTCGCCGGGGCGACGGCGACGAGTCGCGGCACGATGCTGCAAGACCCCAACCCGGCGAGTATTGCGAGCAATGGCGATGCGGGCGACGAGCTGCTCATTGCGAGCGGCACCAACGGGTATCTTTTGGACCTCTCGACCAACGGCCTCTCGACGGTGCTGACCGGGGACTGCGTGATGGCCGGCATGTTGGACGGGTACTTCCTGGCCTTTGACACCGCCACCTCGACGTTTCGCATCAGCGACCTCAATGACGGGACGACCTGGGACGCGACCCAGTACGCGCAGCGGTCCATTGCCCCTGACCCGTGGCGGGCGATGGTCGTGGACGGGAGTCGGCAGATTTGGCTGATTGGCGAGCAGACGGGCGAAGTCTGGTATGACAGCGGCGCGAGTCCGTTCCCGTTCGAGCCGGTGCCCGGTTCCGTCTTTGGCTACGGCACCCCGGCCCCCTGGACGGTGAAGCTCGTGGGCCGACTGATGTGCTGGCTGTCGCAGACGTCGGACGGGGCCGGGATTGTCGTGGGCGCACAGGGTCTGGTGCCGGAGCGCATCTCCACCAACGCCGTCGAGACGGCCATTGCGGGGTATCAACGGACGTCGAAGATTACCGATGCCGAGGCACTCGTCTATGAGATGGACGGCCATACCTTTTATGTGCTGACGTTTCCGGCTGCGAATGCGACATGGGCGTTTGATGTCACGACCGGGGTGTGGCACGAGCGCGGGATGTGGGACTCGGCGGCTGGGGATTACGACCTCTGGAGTCCGCGCGTCCACTGTTTCGGCTTCTCGAAACATCTGGTCGGTGACCGGACAAGTGGCCTGATTTGCACGATGGATACGACGACGACGACCGAGTGTGACGGGTCGGTGATTCGGCGTCTTCGCGTCCCCCCGCCGCTCTGGCGCAGTCCTGGGGTGCGTCGTCTGTTTGTGTCGCGGTTCCAGCTCATGCTGGAAGTCGGGCTCGGCACGGCGACCGGGGATGGCGTGGACCCGCAGGTGATGTTGCGGTCCTCGACGGACGGCCAAACGTGGTCGGATACGCGGCAGGCGGCCGCGGGGAAACAAGGGACGTATGGGACGCAGGTCGTCTGGACGCGGCTGCCGTCGAGTACGCATTTATGGGTGCCGGAGGTGACGGTGACGGACCCGATTCCGTGGCGGGTGATGGGGGCTGAGGTGGATGGCCGTGGGCTCTGGGCACAAGCCGCCTAATGGCGTCGTCGCTTGCGCCGACCCCGGAATTCGTGGTCGAGCGCCCGGTGCGCGCGCAGTCGATTACCGGCCGTGTGACGCAGGCGATGCGCTACTGGCTGCTCTCGCTGGCCGACCGGATCAACCGGACGCCCGAGGTGCGGCAAACGGTGACGCTGACGGGGCAGTCGGCGTCGATCGCGGCCACGACCATCTCCGTGCTGTCGTTGCCCGAGGGCGTATATCGCCTGAGCGCGGCGGCACGGGTGACGACGGCCGCGACGACGAGCAGCTCGTTGACGCTGACGTTTGGGTGGACCCAGGCGGTGGCGTGTACGTCGTCCAGCGCGGCGGTCACCGGGAATACGACGGCGACGACGGCCAGTTTTTCAGTGGTGGTGCGCGCCGATGAAGCGTCGAATGTGCAATACGCGACTACGTATGCCTCCAGCGGCGGGACGGCGATGGTCTATCGGCTCGATGTGATTCTGGAGCAGGTGTTATGACGGCGGTCGGGCAAGATTTTGCTCGTGGTCGATTAGGTGGGCTAGTCGCGCCAAGTCCAACATTTCCCACTGGGGGATTTGGATCGGCCGTATCAGGAGGAAGCATGGGACCACTAGCGTTACTGGCTACCCCCGGCGGTGCCGCCCTCGCTGGCTCTGCCGTGTCAGGATTATTTGGCTTACTTTCAGGGCGCAGTCAGGCCAAGGCCACGAGGGAATCGTCACGCATCCAGGCCCAAGCGGCACTGGCTGCGGGCCGACGCCAACAAGCCATTGCTGATGCCCAGCTAAAATTCGCGCGGCAACAGGCTATCCGCGATGAGGACATGCACTACGCGGCTCAGGAGGCCAACTGGGAGATGGAGCGCGCCCGTGAGCGTCGGCGCTTTGGGGAAACGGGCGATGAGCGGCTGGCACAATTTGCTCTGGCGCGACAGCTGGGACGCATGGGGTACGGTGAGCGCGCCGCTGACCGGTTGAACACGCGCGAAGAACTCCTCGCTGGGCTCCGGACGGATCAGGCGCGTCGTGCCCTGCGCCAAGAGCGCGTCGGCTGGCTCGGTGAGATGCTCGGTGCGCCGACCCCGGCCGGAGGACGCAGGATTGCTGCGCTGCGGGAACCAGGGGCGCTTCGGCAACCGGAGTGGGTGCCCCTCCCCGACCCGCGACAAACTGCGTTTGAATATCCCGAGTATGCCCAGCCGGTGCGTCGTCCCTGGGGAGACGCCCCGCTGACGTCCGCTGATGTCGCCCAGCGGCTCGGCGGTCGGGTCCAGCCTGGCGTGCCGTCGCTCGATCCGGCCCGTGATCGAGCGTCCTTTGTCGCGTAGGAGTGCATGATGGCGTTCGATGCGTTTGACCAGTATGAAATGACCCCGGCGTCCTCGCCACAGCCGAAGCGCGGCGGTACCAATGGCTTTGAGCAGGGTGAACCGGCGAATTTAACCCCGGAGGATCATCTGTCGTACCAGACGTGGATTTTGGAAAACCCCGGCGAGGAGGAGAACGCCTCGGTGTCGCTGGAGTTTGATACCCGGCAGGCACGGGCGCAGGGGGCACCTGGGCCGCTGGTGACGCAATACCATGCGGAGACACAACGAGAGGGGGACGCCGCGCGTGACCCGGCTGACCTCGCGCAGGCGTTCATTATCGACCGGGACAAAGGGAGCTGGGAGCAGCGCCTGCGGCAGGAAGCGGCTACAGCCGGGGTGCCGTATGACCCCTCGGACCTGGACGGCGTCATCCGCAATTTTAGTTATGCGGCGAATGCGGGCCAAGACCCGCAGCGGGCGATTGACGTACAGATTGCGAACTATCAACAGCGCGCGGTGTCCGGCGGGCCTCGGGAGGCCGGTGGTTATGATACGCGCTGGGCCGATGATGACCCGCGCCGGTTTGCGGGTGCGCCGCCGCCTGGGTACACCGGGCGCGACTGGATGCCTCCCACACCGGCCCAGCCGCCGCCTCCGCCGCCAGTGCCTCCTGCCGTCAGCCCAGGCGCAGGTGCTGGCCCTGACGCGGCCTTTACGCGAGCCACGCCGACGAGCATGACCGGGGTACAGAGCCTGATGGGGCCGTGGACCGGGACCGCGCCGACGTCCCCGACCGTGGCACCCTACGGTTTTTCGCCTTACGACGCTCCCCCGCCGTACGAGACCGCCACGCCATATGTGCCTGGTGCGTATCAAGCACCCACCTACGCGCCCGCTACCCCCTTCGTGCCGCCGACTGCTGCACAAGCGGCCGCCGAGCCCGGCTACCAATTCGCGCTTCAGCAAGGGCAGGACGCGCTGGAGCGGAGTGGAGCGGCGAGGGGGGTGACGAATACCGGCGGGACGCTCCGCAATATCCTGGACTACGGGCAGCAAGCGGGCGCGCAGCAGTACGGCAATGTGTATAACCGCGCGGCCAATACCTGGGGGATGAACGAGGCGGCACGGCAAGCCGCGTTCGGGCTCAATGCCCCGCAGCAATTCCAGGGCTGGGCCGCGACTGAAGCGGGACGGCTGGGCGCGTATCAGATGACCGAGGCCGACCGCGCAGCGGCGTACGCGCAGAATGAAGCGAACCGCGCGGCGGCGGCACAGTTCAATCTCGCGGGCGGTCAGCAGGCGTGGCAGACCGAGGCGGGACGGCAACAACAGGACTACGCCAACCGGTATCGGCAGTGGACGGACCAGTATAACCAGTGGCGGCAGCAGGGACAGGACCGCTTTAACGAGCAGTGGATGCTCGCGAATGCCTAACTATGGCTTTTGAATATCGACCCTACGCTAATCCGTACGTCGGCTCCATGATCGACCTTATGGGGCGTGGTGAAGAAGCACGCAGCCGGGCCGAGCTGAGCGCGGCGGAGATCGAGGCGGGCGCGCAACGGCGACTCGGGGATATTACGGGCGCGCAGTGGAGCGGCCTCGGGCAAACTATCGGTCAGGGCATGGACGCCTACGTCACCGAGCAGCGGGAAGCCCCGATCCGAGCGGAGGAGGCTCGGCTTCGCGCCCTGAATATAGCGGCGGCTGAGACGCAGGCGGAGCGAGCCGCTGTGCTAGCAAGGCGAGAGGATAAGGATTACGACTTAAAAGAACAGGAGCGGGCATACGGAAGAACCTTCGACAGGATCATAGCGGACGCTGAGCTTGCGGTTGGGAATGATCCAGACAACAGAGAAGCGTATCGTGATCGTGTGCGCGAACAAATCGCCCAGTTTGGACTACCTGCTTCATACGGGACTGACTTTAATGAGATGGTGCAGGCGGACGAGCTACATGCATCCAATCTGGCGAAGGATCAGGCTCAAATAGAGGCGGCTCAGTCGCGTGGGGCCTCTGATGCGGCCATTCTTGAACGGGCTGAGCGCAGAGATGAATTTTTCGATGCGATAAAAACCACAGCAGACGAGTTTGGCTACAACAGTCGTGAAAACAGGGCGGCACGTGCGAATTACTTCGCGTTTATTGGGGAGGCAGACCCAGTCAGAGAACATGCGCGCGCTGTAGAACTGGCGAACATACAGGCATCGTCTAGACCAGCTTCTCGTGCCCAAAATGTTGCTATAGAGAACCTCAAGGGGGCGATGCGTGTCTTCCTTAGAACGGGAAATGAGGGCGGCCTGCTGCAAGCACGACAAATGGTAGCGGACACTGGTCTTAACCCTGAAAATGTGGAGGCAGAGATTGCAGCAGGGCTCGACGCTGAGGCAGTTACTGCCTATCGTCGAGCGAATCCGTTCTCAGCGGATCCAACCGGGATGCCGGACTCGATTACGCTGAAGCTGCCCCCGATGGGTGGGTCGAGGCATCCAGTTCTTGGTGAGCCGTGGGCGGACGGGGCTTATCAAAGCCCAGTTATCACCGAGGAAGAGCTTCGGAACAAAGTCCAGGAGGAGCGGGAGTGGCAAGTTAAGGATGGCGAAGAGCCAGATTACACGCTGGAGCAGGGGGTGCTTGATGTCTTGTCGCAAAATAGAACTATCGTTGACGCGAACGGACAACCTTCTGAGTGGATGGAGCGGGGCTTAAGGTCACGACAGCTCGGTGGGTTTGGCGCTGCTATTGGTGCGTCCCCATCAGGGGCGCGATCGACAGGCGTAGGAGGGCCTGGAGACACTCCCGAGCTATACCAAGACGCCCAGCGTCATTCATCTGATCCGTTGTGGAAGAGAATGATACCCTTCCGACCCCTCAAGCAGGCGCTGCAAGATCCTACTATTGCCGAGCCGCTTCAGGTAAATGCACCTTACCCAACGCCGCGTCATCCGTTAGCGAGCATGACGCCCAGGGGGAAGCCAAGGGGAGGACGGCGCTGACATATGCCGAGCGAGCGATCTCGTCAGCGATTTCTGGATAGCCTTAGCGTCGGCGGGGGTCAACCTCTGGGCGCGCCACGCACTGACGTGTCGCAGCCACTTAGGCGTCCATCAGCCGCGCAACGAGAGACGACATTTCAGGCGCAGGACGAAGATCCCTCAGTGTGGCGTCGTGCCCGTGATGTCGCGGAAGGCGGGGTGGGGAGTCTCTTCCGGGGACTCCGCGCTCCCCAGCAAGCCCTTATCTATGGCCCTGCCCTGGCGACGGCTCGCGCACGGGAGGAAGGGCGACTGCCGACGCCAGCGGAGATGTGGCGCGGCGGGGCCGAGGCGGTGCGTAAGGATGTGGCGGGCCGTGATGTCGTAGAAGAGTATGGGTTGACGGGGAAGAAAGCGATGGCGGCAGGATTGGCGCTGGACCTCGTGGCTGATCCGCTCTGGATTCTCACCCCGGCCAAGTTGGCGAAGGCATCGGGTATCCCGGCATTACTAAAGTCCGCACCCGCACAGCGCGGCCTCCAAGCGGTGGCAGAATCCCGACCAGGGCAGCTCGCACAGAAATACGTAGTGGACCCTGTTGGGAAGCGGCTCGTGACGGATTACGGGAAACCGAAGGAATACGTTGAGTTTACCGAACGCCGCTTTCGAGAATCGGCATTAGCAGCGGAAAAGGCAGTAGACATTGGGAAGCGGATCAGCACGCTCCCCGCTGCTGAACAGCGCACGATCACGCAATACATGGAAGCCGGATCGAAACCAGGGCGGAGCGCCGTGTTGTCGGAGGCGTCGAAACGCGGTGAAGACACCCAGCGTCTCGGGGCCTTGGCCGACGAAGCGATCGGGCGCGACATCGCGCTGGGGCAGGCGTTAGTAGATGCGGGGATCATGACCCCGAAAACTTTCGAGAAATGGAAAGGTCGCCATATTCGCCACGAGTATGTGAAATACGAAGATCCGCTTGAGTATTTCACGCAACTCGCTAAGAAAGGGGCCGATCCCGAAGACCTCGCTGCCATTGAGCAGGCCGCCGCAAGGTCAGGAATGACGGGATTCAGCGCGAAGACCATGCGGGAGAACAGAGAGTTTCTCAGGAGGCGCACTGCCGATGCCGCGACACGTAAGAAGCTGATCCCAATCATGGAAGCCGCGCATCCGGTCGCGAAGGGAGAGTTACTCTCCGGGCAGCTCGTCGCGCTTCGACGGTTCTTGGCGGATACGACCAAGAAATTCGGGGAAGATGCGTTCCAGCCGGGATTTGCTCAAGTCCCTGATGTGAAAGCCGCTGGACCGGCGGCTGGCAAGTGGTTTCCCCAGGCGATTGCCGATGATTTAAACCAAGGCATGACGAAGCCGGGGAAAATGATGCAGAAGTGGCGTACTGGTGTGGGGTGGTGGAAGTACGGCAAGGTGGTGCTCAATCCCGCTACGCACGGCCGCAACATGATGAGCAATTACATGCTGGCGACGATGGCCGGACTCTCCCCGTTTCGACCGCAGCGGTATGTCCAAGCTATGCGCGCCTTGAACCCCAAAAACAACGATGCGTATTTCCGTGAAGCCAAAGCGGTCGGAACGTTTCTCCAAGACACGTATGCCGCTGCGGAATTACCGAAATTACTCGACATCTCAGGCGACCTCAGTGGACTGCAAAAAGGATTGACCGCCACGCTGCGGAAGATCGGGCAGAAACCCTCTGACGCGTATCAGTACGAAGAAAAACTCTTCAAGATGGCGATGTACATTGATAAGCGGAAGGCCGGGATGCTCCCGAAAGCCGCTGCCGATTTTGCCGAAGAAGCCCTCTTTAATTACCGCCGCGTGCCTGAGTTCATTGACCAGATTCGACGGACCGGCGTGGTGCCCTTTGTCACGTTCTCGTACAAAGCGATCCCGGCCACCGCGCGAGCGCTCTGGCAGCGTCCCGCGACCGTGAATCGGATCGGGAACGTCTTTCGGACCTTTGAGGATCGCACGCCAGAGGGGCATGATGCCCGTCACTTGCTCCCTGAGTATATGCGCGAGGGATGGATGAAATTACCGTGGGCGGACAAGAAGGGACGCCCCCAATACTTCAACATGGACTACATCCTGCCCTTTGGCGATATTGGTGAACTGGCTACCGGAAGCGGCTTTGGTGGACGCGGCGGTCCTGCCGCTGGATTGATTAACAGCCCACTGGTCACCACGGCTGCCGCCTTGGTAACAGGTGTGGACCCCTTCACGAACCAACAGATTGACGAGCAATTCGGGGGCGTGAGCAAATATATCAGTAACTTGATTCTCCCCTCGCTGGCTCCCGAGATTCCCGGTCTTGGCGAGTGGGTTCCTGGCGGGTATGGATATAGAGAGATTAAGGGGGCATTGGAAGGGATACCGACCAACCCCTTCAGTATCCGGGCTGAACCACGAACCCTGTTGCAAGCGGGTACCGCTAATCTTCTCGGGCTGCGTGTACGTCCCGTGGATTTCCCACAGGAGTACCAGTATCGTCTCCTCGACATCAACCGGGAGATGCGAGATGTTAAAACACGCGTGCGGAAATGGCGCACGGCACAGGAGCAGGGCGTCAATCCGAAGCGTGTCAAGTCGGAGCTAGAAAAGCTCTCGGAGCGGTATGCTGAGATCATTCTGAAGTATGCGGAGTTGCGGAATCGTGTAGTGCCGTCTCCTAATCCATCGGACGTCAATGCAACAGAAGAGCGTGAACAGGCGCTCTCCCGGTAGAATGTGATACTACTATGGCCCTAACGCTCACCCCCACGCCGTATCAAACCGTCCTGGACAGCGACGGGAATCCGGTCTCTGGGGCGCTCATCAATACGTACCTCGCCGGGACCACGACGGCAGCCGCGACGTACACGACATCGACAGGCGACGTCGCGAATGCGAATCCGATTGTCGCCGACAGTGCGGGCCGCTTCGTCGCGTATCTGAGCGCAGGACTGTCCTATAAATACGTCGTGACCACTGCGGGGGGGGATGCGATCGATACCCAGGACAATATCCTAGCCGTGCCTGGATCGTCGGTAAACCTCGATATCACCGGGACTGCCGGGGAAGCGATTGCGGCTGGCGAGGTGGTGTATATCAGCGCGACGGGTGACGCATCAGGCACTGCGGGGTTGTGGTACCTCGCGGACGCATCAAATGCGTATCAATCCACCACGGCGATTGAAATCGGCATCGCGGTCAGCGCCATCGCGATCAACACCTCTGGCACTATCCGCCTCGCTGGTGAAGCGACGACTGCGACGTCCGTCGTGGTCGGCACGAAATACTACGTGAGCGAAACGGCGGGGGCGATTACCAGTACCGCGCCCACGCTGTCGCGTCTCGTCGGGATTGCACAGACCACGAGCACCCTGATTCTGAACGCCAACCCGCTGACGTTGCCGCTCATTGTGTCGCAAGGCGGGACGGGCAAAAGCGCGCTGACGGCGTACGGCGTACTACTCGGCGGCACGACTACGACGGCCGTGGTCCAGTCGATTACCCCGGCGGCGGCAGGGCAGCTCCTGAAGTCCGGCGGCACGGGAGCGGTGGCCGCCTGGACGGACGACCCGTCCGTCGCGACTCTCACGCTGAGCACCCCGCTCGCCGTGGGGAGTGGCGGCACGGGGCTCAACACGCTCACGAGTGCGTCGGTCATCATCGGTGCAGGCACGAGCGATGTGACATTCGTGGCCCCGTCCACGTCTGGCAATGTCCTCAAAAGTACGGGCAGTGTGTGGGAAAGTGCGGCTGCGTCTAACAGTACGCCCTATCTTGCGGCGGCAGTGGGGTCCAATATTTTGACGCTGTCGGTGGTGTCGGCAGCGGGCGCGGCCCCTTCCAGCGGGTCACCGGTTGATGTCACGTTTCGCAATATCACGCTCGCGACAGGCGCGCCCACCACCATCTCGCTGACGGCCGCGACGACCGTGGCGATTCCTGACACGGCGCTCATGGGTACTACCAACGACATCCCCTTCAGGCTCTGGATCGTGGCCTTCAACGACGGGGGCACCGTCCGTTTAGCGGCGATTAACTGCGCGACGACGGCCTCGGTATATCCACTGGCAGGATGGGGTATCGCGTCTGCGACAGCGGTGAGTACCGGTGCCGACTCCGCCCAAGTGTTCTACGGGTCGGCTGGTGTCACGGCAAAATCCTACACGGTGCTGGGGTACGTCACTTATGAATCGGGGCTCTCAACGGCAGGCACCTGGTCGGCGGTGCCCACGCGGGTACAGAGTTTTGACGAGAGCGTGCGTTTGCCGGGGACGCCGATGAATTACGTGTACGCGCGAGACACCACGGGGACGACCTCCAGCTCGAACACAGACGTGGACACCGGGCTCACGGCCACCATCACCCCGTCGAGTGCCGCGAATCTTGTGCTCGCCTCGGCCATCCACAACGGTGTGCAGAAAAACACCGGGGATACGGCGGCTCAACTGTCACTGCTGAGCGGTGGGAGTATCGTCGTGGTCTGGACGCTGGCACAAGGGCGGACAAGTAGCACGGTCACCGTGACGGGTACGACGGGTATCGACTATCTCGATGCACCCGGCACTGCGTCATCGCGGGTGTACAAGACCCAGCTCAGAAGCCAGTCGAATATTGCGGCGGTCGGGGTAAATAATGGGGGGGCCTCATCCACGATGACGCTCACGGAGATTATGGCATGACACTGATTATGGACGCGATTCAATGGCGTTGGCCCGGCGCGCGCTGCGCGACACAGGAAAATCACGTGGTGCTGTGGGAGGGCCCGATGGCCGAACCGAGTCCGGCGGAACTCGCGCAGGCGGAAGCGGATTACGTGTCCGGGCAGGTCGCGGCGTGGGACGCGCTGCGGACGGAGCGCGATAAGCTCCTGTACCACACCGATTGGACCCAGATTACTGGGGCACCGCTGGACGAGACAGCGGTGCTCGCATGGGCGTCGTATCGGCAAGCCCTGCGCGACCTCCCCGCGAATACCGTCAATCCCGTGGACGTCATCTGGCCTCCGCCCCCTCCCAGCTAGTCATGGATGATGTAAGCCTGGTCATTGCGGTGGGCGTCCCGTCGGCGGCGGCGGTCGCGTGGCTCGTGACGCTGCATAGTCGCGTGCGGGCACATTCCGAGCAGCTCCTCGAAGTCAAGGCAGACCTCAGGTATATCCGTGAGCGTATTGACCGGGCGTTGAACACCTGATGGCGCGCGTGGTCTGCAAGCCGTCCGTGCGGTTCAAAGGCTTCACCCGAGGGCTCGTCAGGATTCTCGGGGCCGTGGTGGTGGTGGCGGAACGTACGCCACTGCAACAAGTCGTCATCACCAGTGTGAACGACGGGAGGCATAGCCTGAGGCCCAGGTCACGGCACTACACCAACGAGGCTCTCGATATTCGGTCGAAGTCGTTCCTCACGTCCGACAGTCGGCAGCGATTCCTGCGACAACTCCGCCGTGCGTTGGGGTCCAGCTTCTGGTTGGATTATGAAGGGCACGGCACGGCGAACGCCCATTTCCACGTACAGGTCAAAAAAGGGCATCAGTATACCGGCACGCCCTGATGCGTCTCATAAAGCTCCTGCGTCTCTATCGGCAGGCGTCGAAACTGCACAAAATTATGGAGGAAGCGAGCATGAAAAAAATGTGGCGCTCAAAAACCATTTGGTTTCAGATCTTCAGCGTGGCGGCGGCAGTCTCGGGGATGCTCCCCATTCCGGCTGATATTGCGGCAGCGATTGTCGGCGTGATTAATGTGGGTCTGCGGTTCGTGACGACTGAGCCGGTGTCTGTGGCATAGGACGGCCGTTGATCTCCTTGCGGAGCGCCTCTGGACTCGGAAGCAGCGTCTGGTACTCGGGGAGAGG